TGATAGCCCACGTACCTATAAACTGATAAAACAGTTTTACCGCATGGCCTTTTAAACGCCATTTAGCCGTTTCGCCGCCATCGTGAACAAAATACATTGCCAGCATTTCATTACGGCTCATCACGTCTAAAAATTCGCTATGGTTGCCTAATTCCATTGGGTCGTTGGGTGAGGGCGTTGCCGTACATGCCAACTTATAAGGAGTGCAAGCAAACAAGTCTAAAATTTGGGTTTTAATGGCTCTTTCAAAGTTTTTTAAGATACTGCTTTCATCCAGCACTATACCGGTGAAATCTTGCGTATTAATATTCGATAACTGTTCGTAGTTTGAAATGTAAACACCTGCCGGGATATCGGGCATAGTAACCATTTCGGGCATGTACTTAATGACTTCAATGCCAAACTTTTCACCCTCTTTTATTGTTTGCCCACCAACGGCAAGGGGAGCAAGAATTAATACAGGCCGCCCCGTGTGCTTTACTACTTGGTGCGCAAATTCAAGCTGCATTAAAGTTTTTCCCAACCCGCAATCGGCAAATATTGCATACTTTCCACAACGTAGGGCGCGGGTAACAATAAACTTTTGAAAAGCGAATAAATGTTTATTGAGCATATCCTTGGAAATATCAAACCCCGAATAGGTATGCGATTTTACTTTTGTTTTTAAAAATTCTTGGTATTCCATGGTAACTACACTACTTTTTGCTTTTTAAATAAATTCAGAAACTCGTCAACGATGTTGGTTTTAATATTGTCCTTGGCACCGGTTACCTCTCCGGCTACTTTAGCTTTTTTTTGCTTTACTCATTGGTAAATTTTCGATGGTTAAAAAAGTTGTTAAATACTTGCCCGCGTCAATAGTGTCTCAAATTCATTAATCCATTCCAACGCTATTTTGCTGGCTGCATTATTCTCAGGCGTATCGCCTGGCTTTATGGCAAGGAAGAATTTTTCAATAGGACGACCTGAATCCCTAACGGAAATTATAGATTCCAACACCTCGGATTTTGTATTGTTTTTATTCAAAAAACAGCTATTGACAAGGGTGCCAGATAAGCAGGCGCAATCACCATCGTAGGTGCTGCCGTCAATCTTGCCCTCAATAATATTTTTCTTTAAAAAAGATATTTCGGGTATAGCATGAAGCAATACCAAAAACATATCATTTTTTGCAAAGGTCAAATTTGCAGAGGTCAAATTCGCACAGGTCAAATTCGCACGGGTCAAATTCGCATCGGTCAAATTCGCATCGATCAAATTCGCACGGGTCAAATTCGCACGGGTCAAATCCGCAGAGGTCAAATTTGCACGAATCAAATCCGCATCGGTCAAATTCGCATCGGTCAAATTCGCATCGATCAAATTCGCACGGATTAAATTCGCACGGGTCAAATCCGCAGAGGTCAAATTCGCATCGGTCAAATTCGCATCGATCAAATTCGCACGGATTAAATTCGCACGGGTCAAATCCGCAGAGGTCAAATTCGCACGAATCAAATCCGCATCGGTCAAATTCGCACGGTATTTACCTTTTAATAATTCTTCTTTTATATACGCCTCTACGGTTTGGCGCATGGTGTTATTTTCCGTTTCAAGCTCAAATATTACCGAGCCTGTCCATCTGTTTTTAATTTGTAATTTGATTTTCATTTTAAAAAAGTTGTGTTTGTAATTGGTGTTTTTTCTTGGCAGCAGCAACGGACACTTTCTTGGGTTCCTTTTCCTGAATAATTTCAACCGGAGCTTCTACAAAATCAGCAGTAACATCGTCTTGCATAACTGAAAACCGGCCTTTATCCCCTTCCACAATTAGCACATTTTCATGCGTGCTTATTATTTCCACTGTGTCGCCCTGTAGGCCGTATGTGATGGCGGGGTCAAATGTGCTTCGTATTGTTCTTGCAAGTGTCAAAAAGGCTGCTTGTTAAAATCTATAAATATTCCAGCATCAGCCACATGTACTGTCTTGCCTGTTAATTCTGTTATTTCACGCTGGAATAATTGCGCATCGCTGTTGCTATCGGAAAGGTGTATAAGCACAATGTTGTTTACCCGGCTCAAATCGTTTGCCCGAAGCAGGTCCTTGCATGTGTTCAGCTCCATGTGTGCTGTCAATATCCTGTTGCGTAAAAACTCCGGGCTGGCCCCGTCTACAACCTTTTTATCAATAATTGCTTGGCTGTAGTTGCACTCAATGATCATGTTGTTTAAATTCTTAAAAACATAACCTGAATAATAAGTGTCCGTGAGAAAAAGCACACTGCCAGTTTCAGGATGGAAAATGATAAAACCCAACGGCTCGGCAGCATCATGCTTCACGTCAAAAGCCATGATTTTAAAATTACCCACTTGGGTTACTTCCTTATTGCCTATCACTAAAGCGCGGCTGCTATCCAATACGCCGCTGGCCGTTAATGTTCCTTTGCTGGCAACAACATTGATACCTGCCTGCATAACTTCGGCAATACATTTGTTGTGGTCGTTATGCTCATGGGTAACCAAGCAAGCAGCAACCTTGGCAATCTTATAGTTCAGGGCCTTTTTTATTTTGGCGAAGTCCACACCACACTCAATAATGATAGCTTCATTGTCATTCTCAAGAATATAACAATTGCCCTTGCTGCTGCTGCCAAGTATTTTTAAAATCATTAGTCCCAGGGATTTTTGTTGTCGTTGTTAAATATTTCTTGCTGAGTAGCCTTAGGGCCAAGGTTTGCCGGCTCGGGTGTTGGCGCAGGCGATGGGTTGGCTTGCTGCACCGGTACCGAGATTGATTCCGCTGGCGCGTCTTGCACATCATCACCAAAACCAATCGCTTCTTTATTGGCGTTGTTTGAAATTTGCAGCTTCATTTCCCCCTCGGCCTGTTTACCCTTCATGCTCAAATCGCCGTCATCAAATAAGTCGGCATCACTACTGCTGTTAACAGGTATTTTCAAAGCCCTGTTAATCACTGTGCGGCAGGCCATTTGGTCAGGAAAATTTATATGGGCTTTTGAGTTGCCCTTGGCATTACCCATCATCCAGCTGGCCTTGATTTGCACCATCGTCATTATTTCATACTCAACAGTGCCGTCTTCATAAGTAACAATAGCATAGGCTCCCTTTAATTTGTTGACGTTGATGTTATCAAATTCTTGGTCGTGCTGGGTAACGGTAACTATACCAGTCCGTAAATCGCGGGTATATTTAAACACATCCCCTTCGTAGATTGGCACCCCAACGGCATCAATTACTCCGGCAACCCGTTTGCTAATTGCTATCTGCCCGAAATAGCTTTTTTGCATCATTAGGGCATTACCCATTACAATGAAGTAGCATTGCTTTTTTACTGGGCTCAGGCCTTGTAAAACCATATCCAAAAGCGCATTGGCAATACTCTCAGGTGTACAGCAAGTAAGCGCTGGCACGCCGCTCATATTATTGGTTTGCTGTATCAGCAGCCAAGCGGAGCGCAGGGCATTTTCCGTGCTGTAATTTGGTGGCACGATAATGCTTTTGCTTTCTTGCAGCGCATTCACCTTAAGCATTACGGCATCCAATGTGTTTTCGCCAAACTGCTTAGGCTTTGGATTAGGGTTTGGCTGTTGTGTAACTTCAGACATATATTATTAGTGTTAAAAAGTGAATAATTTAAATGGCAACCCTATCAAAAAGAGCAACGGTTGCGTACTCCTGCGGCTCTATCCTTAAAGCCTTATCGTTGCTCACCACAAGGCGTACCAACTGGCTTTCCACTTCAATAAGGGTATTGACACTTTCCGCGTTATCTACCCATATAGGGGCTGAAATATTATAGTGCTGGCAAAGGGTGTTGATGATATCCAGCCCGGCGTTAATCCTTGCTGCGTTGTTTGCATCGCTAAACGGCACCAATCCACCCGGGCCAGGTACTAATGTCTCGCAGCATTCCACCTCACCGCCGTTTATTTGCTTTTCAAAAAGCTTGAAGGACACATATCTAAATCGGCCGTTGATGCGGTTTACCAATGTTTCCATTTTGGCTTTGGTAAATTCAGCAATAGCATTTTCGTAGCCTTCAAGGTCAGCCAGCTGTTGCGCAAATTCGCTTTGCTGCTTTTCCAGTTCGGCCAAGCGGCTTAACGCCGTTTCCCGAGCATCCTTGCTGGCAAGCTGACGTTTCAGTTGGTCAATCTCTGCGGTAATTTCAGCCTTGCGGGTGCGGAAAGAAGATAAGTCAATGGTTGTGCCTGTTGGCTTGCTTAACTCGTATTCAAGCCCGGCAATAATGGTGTTGACAGTAGTATACTCGTAGCTTTCAGAAAGTAAACGTTCAATCTCTGCCGCCGAGTCAAGATTAAGTGCCTCGTGTTCCGCTTTTAATTCGGTAATTTTTAACTCCAACTCGGCGCGCTCAGCTTCCAACGTTTCAATCTCCGTTGTTTTATCAGCGATTGTTTTATTCTCCAAAGCAATCTTGTTGCTGTAGTCGGCACCAGCTTGCTTGATGTCAGCCAGCCGGTTTTGCTTGTCAGTGTTGAAGCTTGCAGTAAGCCTTTCTTTTTCCGCCTCCACTTTTTCAGGCGCAAAGGGTGCTTTACAAGCAGGGCAGCAAAATTTACCCTCTTCAAAAACCAGCTGCTTTTCATTTTCGGACACCCATTCATTTCGCTTGGAAGCGAGGCGTTCAGCGTATTGTGCCGCTTTTACCTTAGCAGATTCCAAGCTCTGCTGTGCGTTGTGAATGGATGTTAAAACAATTGAATTGCGGCTGGTCAGTTCTTTTATAGAATTGGTCCGCACGTTTTTAGCCTCATTAAACTTGGCTTTTACTTCAAATTCAATATTCTGCCGTTCCGTCTTGTGTGCGTGAAGGTTAGCTTGTTTTTTTTGTAGCACCTCATTGGCAGACTGCTGGGCTTTGCTGGCATTAACCATCTCCTCGTCAATCGCCTGCAGGCGGGATTGGCGTGCAGCAATGGCAGCATTTATTTCGGAGTAATCAACCGCACCTGGCATGCTCCGCCGTACTTCATCTATGCGTGAAGGGATAAGCGTTAATTCGTCCTTTAGCTTTTTCTTTTTGGCCCCGATTTCAGCCCGGTATTCCTCAACCGTTTTGCGGGACTTAAAGGCATTACCCAATGCTGCAACCTGGGGGCGGTTTTCTGGTGTGCTTATTTGGTCTAACACAACAGCGTTATCAATATGCCCGGCAATCTTTAACAAGGTCTCCCGGCGCTGTTTCCAGCCGTATTTTGCCGAGTTAAAATATAACGGGTTGGTCACTAACTTGAACGTGTCCTCGTTGATCAGTTCGCTTATTTTGGCAGCAAACTTTGTAGCCTGCATTGGCACGTCATTCCAAAAAAACAGGTTGTCATTGCCGTTAAAAAAGAGGTCTGTTCCGCCACGGCGCTTTTCCCATTTTTCGCGGAGGATCTTCTTGATGGTAACCTCTTCATCGTTAATTAGGAAGACACCGCCAACCTCATGCTCCAATTGTGGGATAATCTCTCCGTTTTCGTCCAAAGTCTTAATCCCAAATTTGGAATTGTCGCTGCTATCTTTATCAAAAAGCAACCAAAAAAAGCCGTCAATAAGGGAGGTCTTGCCTGTGGCATTGTCACCAAAGACGTTCGTTGACTGGTGCAGGTCAATTTCAAAGTGGCGAATGCCTTTGAAATTTCGGTACCATAGTTTGAGTGCTGCAATTTTCATACTTTCGTTTTTTTTTGTTATTGTTTTAATGAAGGCGTAGTGTCCAGCTACGCTTTTTTTATTTGCCCTGTAGAGTTTCCTTTTTTGTGTTAACCTGCAGCCGTAATTCCAATACTTCTTGGTCTGCGCCAAAGCGCATGTATAAGGTGTCCTGAATGAACAACTCGCAGCATTCCAGCTGCTCAATGGTGACAGAGCTTGCTATCCATTTTTGTAGAGTTTCAACTGCGGTATCTTTTGTTAATTTCATACTCAAATTTTTAAAAACGGGAGGCACTTACCCGGCCTCCCTCTGTGATGTTGTTGCACTGGCTGGATTCGAACCAGCGTTTTCGGGATTATGAGACCCGCGAGATTGTCCGCTTCTCTACAGTGCGTTATATTCAGGTATATGCGCTTCAATCATTTTTTCAAACTGTTCTACCATCGTCCGGTATTGCTTTGTTTTATAACCCCTTGCTGTTTTTTGGGGTTGAAGAACATGCACCTTTTGGTACGCCAGCATATTTTGTATCAGTTCAAAATCAAGTAATGCATGTTCATCGCTGATGGCACCGTCCCGGCACACTTTAAACAGTATTGCATCCTCTTTTTCTTGCTTTGTCATCGCCACTGTATTAATTTTGTTTTTTATAAAGCCGCCCCGCAATCCAACATATATTTAAAGCGGCACCGGCTTGTATTACCGCATTTATAAACCGCCCAGGTAACAAGCGAAAAAGTTTATTTTCTGTAGCCGCGAATGTGCAGCCATGAATAATCAAAACCCGCTGAAGGTTTGCAGAGTTCAAAGAGTAATCGGCGCATAGTTTCATTATCCTTTACCACATCTGCTATTTTCATAGAAAAATTGTAATGAAACAGCGAGGCTTTTAAGGCAATTTTATCAGCTATAGAAAGTTGTTTATAGACTTGGATGAATAAGACTTTATGCCTGATAACTACCTTCTTTTTTTTCCTTGAACCCATAAAAACTGATTTACATGTTTTAAAATATAGCCCCTATTAAGAACAACAGGGGCATACTCAAACTAACCCCTTGTCCTAAAAAAACTCTTTAATGCAAATGCCTAAACTTTTTATCCTGTTCTTGAAAATCGTTTGGCACTTTTAAGGCCCCTAAATAGCAGGCGGCCATTACTGCCCCGCCAATGGCCATTACTGAAATAATGATGTCAAAAAGCATAATCGTTAGATTTTAAAAAGTGGCTAATTTTGTGCGTACTTCGTAGCAACTGCGTTTTGCTCCATTTCTAATAAGGCCTCGGCTTCATCTTCACGGCTTAATCGCAACAAGCCTATGTTTTCGCCTATTACTATAGCGTTGCCTAATAAATTCGTTAGGTTCTGTTGTAACTGTTCGCGGTATTGCCGGATGTACTGGCTTTTAATTTCTTGCCAGTATTCCAAATTTTCTTGGTCGTCACGCTCACCGTAATATCTTAACCAATCATTGGCGGTGGTAATGCTGCTCAGTGTTTGGTTTTGCGCAAAAAGGTTATTTCTTTCTGCTTGCAGGTTAAAGTTCATATTGTATTGTTTTTTAGAAATGGTTCAAAAGGCTTTCTTCGTAACGTTCGGCAGCTTGTAAGGCTGCATCCATGGCCGTGTTGCTGTTTTCACAATCAAGGCCGCCAGTCTCCGGCAGTATGTCGCCTTTGGTTTGTAGCTGCCACAATTCGTAGGGGGTTAGGTTTTCCATGGCGTTTATTTGATTTGGATGGATGAAACTTTAAGCATCGCCCAGCTGTACCAATCGCTAATAAATGCCAGTGCGGGGTAGGCTATCACGCTAACATGCGGGGTAACCACATGCAACATCTTAATGCGTTGCTTTTTTGGCGGTATTATTGTTATCATAGCTTGTTGGTTTTTACGGCGTTGTTAACATCGGCCACTATCCACTCTACGAACAGTTGTTCCAGCGGCGTTAGGTCGGGTGTTGTTTGCGGTGTCATGCTAAAATGGTGTTGCGTTCATTAATGCGCGACTGTAGGAATTGCAGCAGACGGATGCCAGTATCAGGCTTTTTTGCCTTACCATTCAAATAGCGCATGATGGTAATGGGGTCAACATCCAAAATCTTTACGGCCATTTTCCGGTCTTCGCTGGTTACCTGTGGTGCTAGTTCTTGCAGTTTGGTATTAAGCCTGTGGATTATCACATTTTTGTTTTCCATATCTTCGTGTTACTTTGTGCTAACAATTACAACACAAATATATGAAACATTTGTTTAAATTACCAAAATAATGGAAACATTTTTTGAAAAATATTTTTCATTTTGGAAACATTTGATAGAAAAATCGACGTGAAGGCTCTTAGAATTGCTAATGGTTTATCGCAAAATGAACTTGCGGAGGCCACTGGCATAGCTCGTGGACGCATAAATGCATGGGAGCAAAGGGGTTCTACCGAACTGGCGGCGTTATTTGCACTGGCAAAGCTGTTTGTGGCGTGAGTGCTAAAGCTTTTTCTTTTATAAACTCATTTACCATATTATTTAAGCCCCTGCCGTAATGTTTTTTACAAACAGCAAGAGCTTCGCTGTTTATGCAAAAACCCGTGGTAGTTGTTTCTTCTCTTTTTTTGCGGCCCGAGCCTGGGCGCGCTCCCCCGTGCTGTTTTTTATCCATTGTTGTATTTTTGCCTTAATTAAATGGGCAATTAAACAAAAGTCTTAGTTTGCAAACTTTTTGTTTGGACATATACCCGGTAAATTTATACTCTCCATTTTTTGTATAAGCCCCAGTGCTTACCATTGCGGTTGGCTCATTGCCCCATTCAAACCAAAATTGCGGTTTCATAAAAATTGTGTTTTGTGGGCGGTTGCTAGCCGCCCGGGTTGTGAATTAAATAAACATAACGCTTTTGTTTGCACCATTGCAATTAATATCCTGAACAAATTGTAACCTTAAAAGGGTGTTTGTTTTTCTGCAAAACAACTGGCCTAATTTTTCATCAATAACGATGTATTTTTTGCCTTGTTTTTTGTAAATCTTATTGTCTGATATTGCTACATCAACATTTATCAATCTTTTGATTTCGCTTTTTATCTCGGTTGCTGTTTTGAAATTGTACATATCTTTTTGCTTTTGTTACACAAAGATAGTGTAAAGTGCAATACAAAGTGCAATACAGTAAAATTATTTTTCAAGTTTTTTTGCAGCATCTAAAATAATAGCCTCTACCGTGTCGGTCTCGTTGCGTTTAAGGTCCTTGCCAATCTTTGCAAGCATTTTTTTAACCGATGGCTTTAACCGTACATTTAACGGGGCCGTTTTTCTTTCTGGCAATTCGGGGGCTATTAATTTGTCTGACATAATTTTTACGCGTTGGCCAGCCGCGCCCCTGGGAATGGATTATAGTACTTCGGTTTCAAATACGGTTTCGCCGGTTTCGTTACACACAATGGACACGGTGCCGCTTTTGTAATCGGCAAAGTAGCTGGTATTGGTGCCGTTGTGTAGAGCTATGTAATTTTCGCAAAAGCTTAAACTTTCAGAAAATCCCTTGTCGTTGCTGTTGTGGTCGTCATTAAATATGACATTGTACGTTTTTTGCATGGTGGTTGTTTTTATACTAATTCGTAACCTTGTTTAACCAGCCTCGAAGCTTCACGGTTTGATACAAGCCATATAAGGCCATCGCAGCCGTTTATTAAGGCCCATTTTGAAGGGCTAACGCAACGTAGGCGATAACTTTCGGCGGCGTGTAATGTGTTAAATTTGCTCATGTTGTTTTTGCTTTTGTTACACAAAGATAGTGTAAAGTGCAATACAAAGTGCAATACCGACAAAATATTTTAAAAATATTTTTTGCACGAAAAAGCCACCCTTAAAAAACAACGGCCAAAGCAACGCAGGGAATGCTTATAACTATCTGTGAATATGATAGTTATCAAGATGCAGCTAACTACCAAGCCAACGCCGGAAGCAACGCCGTAAACGATGGGATGACAACGCCAAGGCAACGGAGCCTACACCAACTTGGCAATTCAGCCATCACCCGGATATTACAGAACCCAATATATGCAAGGCTGGTAAATGTGCCGGCCTATAGCGGCGTTATTTGCGTTGGCGAAACTATTTGTGGCGTGAGTGCTAAAGCTTAATTTTCAATATTCGGCCTAAAATTTTTACGGTTTTTTATAGCCAAAGCCTTCTGAATGCTCATATCTTTTTCTTGTGTTGCGCTCCAGTTATCCCGCATCATACGGGCAAATTCATGGCCGCTTTCAAAAGGCACGAGCATGGGAAATAAATACAGGGCTTCGCACATTTGCAGGTACTGTTTTAGCACCGGCCAAAATAATCCACGTTCAAAAGCATTTATTGTTTTTCTTGCCAATCCCGTGCGGTCGGCAACATCTTGCTGTGTTAGCTTTAGCTCTAACCTGCGTTGTTTAAAAAAGCCCGCTATATGTAAGCGGGCCTCTTCTAAAACTTGTTCGTTCATATTAATTATTTTTTAAAGACAAAAACAATTTTCTAAGCTTGTCAAAAGCAACCCACGATGCAGCTTTAAATGGTTCGTTTTTTTCAAATTGGGCTTTTATTTCAGCTTCTTGAACGTTTTTTTCTTTTACCCAAGCTGCATAAGCCTTGCCCCTTTTTACCTTCCAAGTTTTCGGTATATAATCAAAAGATTTTTCTGTAATAAAACTATTGTTCAGCTCAATTTCTTTTTGCAAAGTTTCAATTTGCATCAACATTTCTTGCGTTAAGTTAACTTCATATACACCAAAAAAACGGTCGCTATCGGAGCATGTGGCAGATTTCCAATAATCAACATTGGTAGGGTAATTTCTTGCAGCGGGGTATATTTTGCATCCAAAATAATTGCCATTGTGTAATAAAAAAACGGAAGGTTGGTTAAGGTAGTACTCTGTGCTGATGATAACGTGTGCTTGTGTCATTTTGTTTTCGCGGTGTTTATTGAGTTGCCCCCTCATCTGTTTTGTTACACAAAGATAGTAACAAACTTGTTACAAAGTGCAATACCGACAAAATACTTTAAAAATATTTTTTGCACAAAAAAGCCACCCTTAAAAAAGGGTGGCCAAACCACAACATGAGAAAAACTAACTATTTAAACGGGTTATACCCCAGCTTGTTTATTAGGTCGGCAACCGGCACATCTTGTACCGTGTCGCTATTGTCATTCGGAAATATCATGCAATGAGTGATATTATGCGTTGTAAGGCTTATTACGGCCTTAAAACAGTAATCGGGTACAAACGCATGGCCTATCTTTTTGTGCCAGCCAAAGCCGCCGCAAATGATTAGTAAGCTATCTGTTTGGCTTTCTTTGCGGATAATGGTTTCCCAATGTTTCCAAATTCCCCGATTTAAGCGCGGTGTTTGGGGTAAGCAGTTGTAAAAATGGAAAGTAAGGCGTTCGCGGTCGCAATCGGCGGCCTCGTCCTCCGCATTGCATAAATGGCCTTCATCATAACCGCTGGCTGCATAATCCGCCGCCGTTGCACTGCTGTCAAGCCCGTCTGTGGTAAACCGCATGCCCGTCCGGCTGCAATCGCCACCGCCCTTGTACAGTTTGTAGGTTACATACAATGGCTCATGCAGGTGGTAACTAAAATAACTGGTGTACACCTCGTTTTTAATCACGGTGTCCGTGGTTTGCGAATTGCAAATTATTGGTACTATAAGTACGGCAATACAGTATAAAATAATCCGTTTCATTGTTACAAATTTAACTTGTTTGGGTGTTAACTATTTTTCATTTATTTCTTGTAGACTGATAAGCTTGTCAATATACCACTTTGCTTTGTGTAAGTCTTCCACGCCGTTTTTTCTTTTCCAACGCCATAAGTACTTAATCGCATTGCCAGTACACATGGCCTCTATGCCAGTTAATTCAATGACAGCAGACTCAATTGCGTCAATGCATTCAATATTGCCGCTGGTATAATGGGCGGGATGGTTTACGTTGTCTTTCATATTAAAATAAATGTGTTATTGTTGCAATTCTTCCGTGTTCAGGGTGATGAACAAACGCTTCTATAGCTTTGGGAGCATGCTGGTAACCGTTACGGTGGTGCCAACTGTCGGCCCCGCTTGCACTTCTCAACGTCTGAACGGTAACGCTCATGTGGTCTTTGCCCCTAAAATGATGCAGGTGATTGGTGTAAAAATACCGGTGTTTGCATGCGCCCCAAAATTCCGCTTCATGCGCCATAAGTAAAGGCAAATCCGCCTCTTTAGCCCCGTCGCCGTGTGATGTACCTATCAGGTTTTTGTAATACCTAAAATACTTTCGGTGCGCCGGGCTGACATTAAAGGTAATGCCCTCACAATTCCTGAACCACGCTTCTATGGTTTGCGCCAGCATAAAACCACTTACATAGTCATGGTTGGACGGGTCATATTGCACGTGCACCGGGGCCACTGTCAATAAGGTTTCTATGCATTCAATTAACAGCTTTTGCGCAATTTTAAAAGCATCAAACCACATTAATTCGCTATCCTGAAAAGTGCCGCTGGTAGTGGTGCTTTTGGCATTGTCGACGTGCAAAATGTCATTGCCTATAATTAAAAGAATTTTTTCAGCATTGAAAGAAGCCGCTTTTTGAATACAACCCTCAATGCCAGCCTTTACACGTTCAATAGCTATTTGGTGGTTATATTCGTCTCCCGTTTCAAAAGCCCGGCAAAGTTTACCTATATGAATATCAGCGGGGGAAATTACCAGCAGGTGGGCATCTTGTATTTGTGGGTATTTTATAATGGGGTATCTGGGCGCGTATTCTTTCATTTCAGCAATAACGCTGTCTTTCAATTCCCATAGATCGATTTCTTTACCCTTTACAAACACCGAAAAATGTTTGCCTTTATGCCAATAGTGCTTAACATCTTCAACAGGTATCCCCTTTTCTTCGCATTCTTCAATAAGGGCTGGGTGGTTTTTATGCCGAAGGGTTCGGTCAAATGCTGGCAACTTGCCCTCTTGGCGTAAAAATGTTTTTTGCTTTAATACATAGCCAGCGGTGGAGTTAAACATTTTGGCGATGGCTTCGCTATCCTTGTTGGGGTCTTTTAATATTTCGGCCCGTATTTGGTCTTGCAAAGTTTCTGCCATAACTACATTTATTTAGGTTCTGTCTGTTGCCAAATTTTACCCATAAAAAAAGTAAGCGTGTCGCTCCATTCCCTGCCCCAAAGTACATGCTCCGTTTTGTGCCGCGAAGAGTAAAGATGAATATTACACAACACCCTTGCGCCTCGGTAGCAGGTGGTGTACTTAATTACCGTCATGGTGGTTAAATCATCCTCTACAAGTTCACGCCCTTCGTTGCACCCCAACGTTAACAGTATTAAAACGAAACACATATATTTAGCCATAACTACGGTTTTTAGGTAGGTTTTGGCAAGCAATAACTAATACAAATCTTCACTAAAAAGGCCTTTGTTGCCTATATGCGTTTGCCCCGCTTTTGCCGCTATTTCTGCTGCCTCTTTTCTATCAACAAATCTTTTTTTACTTGTTAAAAAACCTTGCACATCGTCAGGGTTGTTTGATATTTTACCAGTAAGCACATAATACATATCTATAATATCGCAATGCCTATAACCAGTTACTACCATGCCTTTGTCAATATTCCTGATGGTATGCGTTGGTGAATGTTCGTTTTTGTACCAAATAGCGGCACACAATATTTTTTCCATGTTATACAAACAATTTAGCGGCCTTGTTATACAGGCTGGTAAAGTCTATAATGTCTGCCAGTTTTGGCTGCGCATCCGCAACACCCAACACCCATGCCCGTAAATACGCCGTGTATAAATCCACCTGCAATAATTGCCCCTCTTGCTGGCCATGTTGTGCTACTAACCGTGCAGAGCCTACAGGGTTTATGTTAGCAAAGTCCTTAGCGTTGCCGCCTACGTATATGCCGCGGCTATTCATGTAAAACGCAAGCATGTCAATCGAGCTTTGCCATTTATCAAATACTAAAAAACGCCGAGCGTTGCCGGTCATGTTTTCGTTTTTTACCGTGGTTGCTTTTATAAGGCCATCCCAGCTATGTCTCCACCGTGCATTGTCTCCTTGTATGCCAGCATAATTTGTCAGGATACCCGCATTAAACCCCGCCGTTTCGTTGTAGCTAACCGCATACACGGTACGCTTTATTTCGTTGTTATGCCAAGGCAGGCTTTTTATGTAAGCCACCACATCACTTTCAGGTAATGCCGTTTTTTTGTACGGAATTACCGGCAATTCTTGGTAACAGTTTTTTGGTTCGGTCATGGTTGGTTATTTTCATGCACTTTTGTACCTGTGCTGTAAATAATATCATACGGCCTCCATTCCCACCACGGTGTAGCTGGATATTTTGGCCACGGCGATAATGGCGGAAACGATGGCAACGGAAACTCCGTAACAGGCTGCGTTTCTTTTTCGCTTAAAATAAGTGCTTCGGCAAATGTTATTTTGCTTTCTTTTATTAGCTTTTCAATTAAAGCAGATTTTGCTTGTGTCATGCCATCCTTTTTTTTCTTAACCAACTAACATACTGGTAAGGCGTTATTAAATTACGGCGGTAAAGCAAAGCGACTATTTTTCGCATAGATTAGATGTTTGTAAAAAACGCTTTTAAACCTCCGGCCTTAAAAAAGTGAACCACTTTTAAACCTATAATTGCAAGCAGTACACCAATGGCCGCCAATGCGATTATGCGCCAATAATTACGGCTGTGTTTTAATTGGGCTTGTATTGTATCGCTTGCGCCCTTAACCTCGGCTAATGCCAGCTTATAACTGTATGCGGTATCTGTGGCCTCTTGTAATCTGCGCTCGTCTACTAACTGCACTTTTACGCTGTCGTGTATGGTTACTTTTTTTGTTATGGTTTGCGTAACCGTGTCGTGCATGTAGTTAGTATGCTCTAAGTGAACGCCGGGCAAAAACTTATACGCCGTGTCGGTGGTGTTGGTGGTGTCGTGTAACAGCTGCACTACGCTATCTTTTACGCACGGGTTCAACCTTGCCCAGTCTGCGCCCACTCTATTAAAGGCAGAGGCGTTAACCTCTACCTTTTGGATGGCTTTTGATATCGGGCTGCATCCGCTAAAATGCAGCATAAAAGCTAACAGCACGGCGGCTGCAATAACCCATTTTATTATGCTTAAATAGTTGGGTTCGTTACTTGGCGGCAGGGCTGCTGTTTTCATCGCTGGTGGTTTTTTGTGCAAATTGAGATACCGCTACAATGGTTGCGCCCACCCAAATAAACGTGCTGCCAATAGCGGCCAGCTTAGCGGGTACATTGTGGATGGTGGCAAAGGCTGTACCTAAACCGCCAATGCCCACACCAATCACTTGCAGCTTTTTAAAAAATGCAGGCACATCGCTTGTTAACCTGTTAAAAGCTTCGGGAAAAAAACCTTGTTTCATAATTGTTTATTTTTTGTAGTGATAATGTTTTTTTCTTAACCATTCATTGCGCCATTTCCACAAGGTATATAACCCCGTAACAGTACCGGCGAATATTGCAGCAATACCTGCCAAATCGCTGATTGAGGGGTTAATCCTACCAAGTAGATACAATAGTATTGCGCATGCCGCGCCCCCTTTGCTCTTCCCGTCTGGCCCATGTATTTGCAGGTGCTCCACGTATATTGTTTTTTAATGCTTAGGAGAAAAATTATTAATTGCAAAAAAATGTAGTTTTTTACGGGATAAGCAAATTATTTGCATATAACCCCATCGTTTGTTCAACCGCCCAAACAGTGTTTGCAAATGCAGGTTGCCCGGCTATTGCATTTGGATGTTCCCAAGTCGAACTTGTTTCACTGGCAAGGCAATATGTCGCGTTTGCCGGATAAGCCGTTGATACATCTGAAGCCGCCAAATCCCAGGTTGGATTAGCTGTTTTTAATTCACTAATAGCTGCCGCTAAGTCTATGCGATACGATTGTATAATTGTTTTGCCCGAGTAATCACTATTGCTTCCACTATACGATGCATTAGCCGATGACACGGCACTGTTTGGTATGCCTGGGTGGATAAAAGACCCTTTTGGGTTGATATGGAAATACGCTGTTATAATCTGCTTTAAAGCCTTTTTGTAAATTCCGTCAGTACCATGTGACGGACACAAGTTAGCGGTGCCTGAAACAGTATCATTCATGCCAAGGCTACACCTTACCAAGTTTGCATATTTAAACGGCGTGTCAAGGTGGCCGTTTGCCACCTTCCAAGCCCACTGGCTTGTAGTTGTGCCTGCAATTCCTATATTACGTGTTAGCACGTCAAACCCCGCAGCTTGGTACTTTCTTTGCAAAATCATCGGCCAACTTCCTGTTATAGTTCCACTGGCAAGTTCAACGATTGGAAGAGCGGAGGACAATTCTGTTTGCCCACATAGGGAATCGCCTATTTGCAATATCTTGTACTTTGCATCGTAGTTATCGCCCATCCACAATTGACACCCTTCAAATGTTAGTTGCCAGTTTACACCCGTAGTAGAATTTACAGCCCAATAGAAATCAAGGTATTCCCCACAATTTAGTATTAATGGATTTTTAGAGAAATCTATGGTATAGAAACCACCGCTTGAGCCAGATATATTGCCATTATAAACTTGGTAAGTTGTTGAAAGATACACCGTGCCAGTAGTACCGTCAAGCGTATTGTTCAAATTTAAATACTTGAAAATATGCAAGTCAGCAGCGCCGGATGCCTGTATGTTGATTTTGTCAATAATTACCTTTTTTCCAAATGGACATTGCACAACAAGAAATTGAGCATTTTCTGCATTGGCTGTAACAGTACCAGGCGTAGCATACAGCCACCCATTCTTATCAGTTATTCCACTACCGGGGGTTCCCCAGCCACCTGTACTATTTTTATCAAGCAATGGTAACGGAAGCCCGTAATGTTGACGCTGCCATTCTAGGGTTGTTGGTTCATTTATCAATCTACTAACTAGTGCTGGTAATGACATATATGAAATGTTTATTGTTGTACGAATTTTGTAAGGTTCCAAATACCTGAATAATAGCTATATGCGTATTGTGCAGGATAGCCGCCTGCATTCACTGTATCATTTGCAACAAAGAATTGCTGCGAAATGGATGTGTTAGTGGTAAGGGATGCAACCATATTTGCGTAGGTGCTGCATGTCCAATATTGGGTGTTGCCGATTGTATAGTACGAGCCTTTTGCTGTGGTTTTATATGTTATGATGTTGCCAGAAGTAGCGGGTAAAGTATCATTGTAAGTGTTCGTGCCAGGGTCTGCCGGGATAAGATATGTTGTGCCGCTGCCCGACCCTTGGAAATATAAGTTTTTGCCAAATGCAAAACCGGGCGATTGATTAAACTTTATACCGTTGTTAGCATATAAGTTTAGTTGATACGGCGAAATATTTAAAGTGGCACCGCCACCTATATAAGCGGAATCGGCACCGTTTAAATTAAATACCATTTTGTGAGGGCCTACAGTGTTGTATGTGGTTGAGCTTTGAAAAATGGCATTATTTGTTGTGATATTATTGTTGGTTAATGTTGTTTGCAATGTAGGAATGGCAGTGGCCGCACTATCGGCAATGCGCCTAGCGGTTTGCTGGCTTGTTACACTGTTTGTATCGGCAAAAAGGGTTATGTATTTGCCTGGTAATGCGGCGAATGCGCTAAGGCCATAGCCGGTACTGATATTACTGGCTGTCCAACCATAATAGTTGGTGCCATCGGCTATGCTATCGTAATTGAGTTGCACAAAGTTTTTATAACCGTTCAAATAATATTTTGCCGTATTGGGCGGGGTAAGGCTGCCACCGCCTGCGCTTACAATGTCGGAAGGCTTTAGGTGTATAATCTCCCCACGGCCCGTAGTGTCTTTACCTAATAGAACCAGCCCGGCGGGGTTGTTGTACTTGGTTAAAAAACGGGTACGCCCAGCACTATCTACCCAAAATGGTTTTATAATACTTGGATTGTTGGTTGAAGCACCAAATAATAATCCCACGCCCGTGCTGTCTAATTGCAAACTGTGGTCAGAAACTTCAATGGGTGTCGCATTGTTAATGTAATAGTTATAACGCAACACACTTTTGTTTGGGAAAAGGTCAAATTCATTATAAAAACCTCTTGACGGTGTAATATTCCCTTGGTTATTGAGGAATGCATAATTGGTGTCAAAATGTGCAGCAACACCTCCGATGCCAGTAGGCCCATAACCATACATTTCCCACATGTGGCCGTAGTTATATATGCTGTGGTCGTTGCGTAAGGTGTCGCCATCAGGGACCGTCATTGTATGTTCCCATGTCGCATTGCCAACAACGCTATTCAAACTATCTTTTAAAGCAGTGTGTGTTACATACCCAATGCCTGTGCTATCCTTTTTTAACAAAAAATACCCCGTTACGCCTGAGGTATCTAATGAAACATTAATATTAGGGTAAGTTCCCGTTATTACTATGCCTAAGCTTCCCGTAATATTAACCTGCACGGGTGCCGTTGGCAATGTTGCTAATTGTCCTAACCCATTGATATATTGCGTAATGTTGCCTGAAGGTATAAGCAAGTAACTACCGAGCTTATAAGTCAGGGTAGCGGTGTCAACCTTGCCGTTAATGCGGTTGCTCAGGCCAGTGGTGTCTATGGAAACGCCGCCTGCCACGCCGTAATAATTGCCCCGGCTGTAATAATACAGGCTATCGCCTTTTACAAATACTTGCGGGGTGGTGTCTGCATCATTCCTCACAAAAGCATACTTGCGGGGTACATGCAATGCGCTGTCAGGCTTAACTCGGTTAGCCCATACGCCGTATGTGTTGTTTTTAGATGGGTATTGCGCTAAGGCCGCGAAAGCAGCAAAAAGTATAATGGTTAGAAAAAATATTTTTTTCATGGTATAAAAGTAAATAAATTATTTACTGTTTTTAAATTATTTGCTTGTAATAATATTTCGTGGTTTAAATCCTTATATATATGTATTCGCCGGTATTGTTTGGCCGGGTTTCGCTGGTCAAGGCGGAAAAATCAACCTTATAACTTTTTGATGTCTGGCCTTGTCTTGAGCCATGGCCGCCATTGCCCGCCACATTAGAGGTAGACGCGCCTGGCATATCTGTTGTAGTGCCACCGTAAGGAAATAACACATCCGAGTTAACCCCCATGCCGTTTAAATGGGCGTGCTGCATTACGTCTTGTTGTTGAAATGCGCCCGGGCTTGCGCCAACTGCCTTCCTAAACCCATATACCGTCAAATCGGGCAGTGTAAATGTTGTGGATCCATCACCATTGCCAAAAAAAGCCTTGTTAATATAATTGCCGCTTCCGTCTTGGTTGCCCCAAATTGATTGTGCAATGAGCTGTGCACTTCCCGATATTTTAGCCCACAACCTGGCATAAGTTGTGCGCGAAACGGTTTGCCCGTTAGCTAATAAAGCATTTAGTTCATTCGGAAAATCGCTTGCAAACTTACGGCCCACTTCATCCACACCTATACTGCAATAATCCACCTGCCATTTACCGTTTGCTTTAAATAGCTTTAATTGCTCATTTTGCCCCAGCACGACACTGGCCACGGTGCCATTTCGTTGTATTAAATCGCTACCGCTGGCAATTATACTTACGTTAATATGCGAACCGCCTGCACTGTAGAAGTACATCACGTCATAATCCGTCATAGTGCTGAGCGGTGGCAAGGTGGCGGCAAAATAAGCGGATGCCCCTTGTAGATAAATAGCTTTGTTTTTATAGCTGTTATCCAAAGATGTGTTGGCCGTAAGTGTTACCCCGGATGATATTAAAGCAGGCTGCGGGGGTGCTGTTTGTGCGCTTTGTGGGAAAAAATGCAAGATAAACACTTGCCCTGCTTGAAAGGTTTCGCCATCAGTAAGTGTAAAGTTATTATAGCTATCCAAAGAATACTCCGCGTTAGCATCGGGCGGCGCAATCATGGTGCCAGTGCCTCTGTTTTCAAGGCTGTAATACCAGCCCGCTAAAGAGTTTGAAGGGTCAGTATATTTGGTGCCGCCAATATCAATACCGGTGTCGCGTCCGGCCATCAACACCAAATCCGCCCGTAAGGCAATGGTGTTGCTCAAAGCGGTAAATGTGCCACTGTTACGCACTATGCCGCTGGCGGTACCGTCGGTACTTTCCCACAGCTTCACAATATATGCCACGCCATAGGTGAGGCCGTCAAACTCTATTTGTATAGGGTCGCCGTATGGTTTGGATGGCACAACGGTTTGCAGCAATATTGTAGGGGCGGAGGCCGCATAAAGGGCCACCACAAACTGATTGCTGCTTACATCTAAGGTAGCCTGTATGGATAAGTTTACTTTCATGGCTAATTACTTACTTCAAGGTTAATAATATTAGAATTGTCGGTCTCGCTGTCGTTGTTGATATTGGGGCCAAAGTAGTTTGCATCTGTGGTGATTAGCATGGTGCTGCCACTTGCTGCGCCGCTGGCGGTTACCACAATGCCGTCAATGTTTTTGGCTTGTCGTATTTCTGTTTTGAGATACTTTTTAGGACTGCCCTCTAAAAATGTTAGTTCCCATTCTGCACCTTCATTTAGCGTGTATTGCTTGCCTTCAATCATAACCGTGTCAAGCATCATGATCCGGTTGATTTTTTTTGCAATGTAATCAGGCACACCATCGGCTAAGCCTATCCAAAGCTCATCCAGCTCATAGGGAAACGCATTTAGCAGGGTAATATCTTCGGGCTGGTCAACGTAAAAAGCAGCTTTAAATTTTGGCTTCATTTTATTGTCAATAAAACCCAATGTGCGTAAAGAAAATGTTTCGCCATTTTCAAAAATGGCGCTCAACTTATTGGAGCTGTTGGAATATTCAAATAAAATGGTGTTTGGCCAATCGGATTGTACATTCAGCCCTTCACTAATCATGGAAGCGGTGGCCCCGCCTGTTCCAGCGGTTACGGTCATGTAATAACCCCCGGCCGTAAGCCCTGAAATGTTAATATAGCCCTCCCACAAATAGTATGGCGTGGAATTGGTAGCTACTAAAGAAAGGGTTGTGCTGGTTATTAATACACCTTGGTCGTTCAATACATTCACCGTAACAGGTGCAAGCCCATTGGTAAAGAATTGTAGAAAAACAATATCGTTTGTTTGCAGCGGGTTAAAGTAGCCCGCCTGGTTAACCCATTTGCTAATTTGTTCACTGTACCAAAACAAATCACGGTCTTTGGTGTGGTACTTAGCCCCCAGCACTTGCCCGGCTGGTACAAATTGTATGGGTGATGTAAACGCACACCATATTGAGTTAGGTGCCATAATTAAGTTATTTAAGCCGTCAATTTTTAAATCAACCAAATCGCTAAGGTTGACGGCGGGTGATAGCAATAGTTTCCATGTTTGGCTTTCATTTAGTGCCGGCCGTTGTTTTACGTCAATGGGGAAGCCGTACAGTTGTTTGCCGCCGTAGGTAAAAGAAATATGCGCATTGGCTGCCTCGGTCATTAAAGAGCTAAAATTTATAGGCACCTGCGTTTCAAACTCCACATAATAAGGGTAAGCCAATGGCTGCCCAAATGATTGCACCAATACGTCGGCGTTCTCGCGGTAGGTGGTATTTTGGTAGGTGGTTTCTAAATACTGGTTTTTGGTAAGGGTAAGAAACTGCAAGGACTGGCCCACTTGGTTAAAGATGCCCATGGCTATTCGCCCTGCCCATTTCATTAGTAAGCGTTTAGGCGTTAAATCCTCAATATTGTACGGTGCGCCGGGGCCTGTTGTGATAGGGGTATTGCTGTTGGGTAAATTTCCCAATAAGGCAGGTATGCCAGTAATAAAATCATACTGCACCCTTTTGAGCGCATAGGCCTTGATTGTTTTGGACGTAAAGGTTAAGGTTGCATTGGCGATACCTGCGTTTAGCACTTCTGTAGAAGCAACCACAAAAACAATGTCGCCAATAGCAAAATCTTTACTATATGCCAATTGCACATTTTGCAGGCTGGCCGTGTTGGGGACGGTAACACTTTCCACGACAACACCGTTAACAAAAAGCCTGAGTGTTACGTGCTGCAAACTGCCCGTTTGCATGGCCACGGAAAACAAAGAGGATATGTCAAACGATGCATTGATAAGCAGGCTGTTAAACAGGAAATACTGAAAGCCGTAACTAACCACCGGTTGGATGGCAGGGTTAGGCTCTGGGTTTGTGGGGGTAACGATGGGCATGGCCAACATCTGCACGGCGGTACCGGTGTTTATGTTTATCACGCCGCCACTATCCGCCGTCCAATAACTACCTGCGCTTCCTAATGCAAGATTGCAGGTAAGGTCGGATATAGAACCGTTGAGGCTCATAGAAGCCATAGCGTATATGCTGTCGCCCTCGCTGAATAAACCCGTTAAATCATATTCAACACCTGTGCCGCTATTGGTGGCCGTTCCGGTCGTTACCGTATTTACTGTGTTGGTGCCTATTTTAGTACCCGGGGCATTGGAAGTGGTAACGCTGGTAAGCACACACACACCCTTTACAAAAAGCTTTATGGTGATGGTATCAGCTGGCAGATTGGTAATGCTATTATAAGGCAAGCCATTTAAGTTGCCGGAAAACACAAACTTTAAAGGAATTGTAGCTGAATAGCCAGGGTAACAGAATACAAAAATGGAAGGTTCGTTAAACATGCCAAAATAACTACCAATCAAGTTTTGGTAATTGATACTCTGCATGCTCCTGTTGGATAATAGCGCAATATTACCGTTGGCAGCGTTCAGCGGGTCGGTTATGCCGTTGCCTGCATATGTTGCCTGCTCAAAGTCGTATATAAAGCTGGTAGGGTCTGTGTTGATAATAAAAACATCATTATCACCGCTGTTACGGGTGGTTGAAGTGTCGGCAATATCCGCCCGTAAGCGTTCAATGCCGTAAGGGTCGGCTCTATAGGGGCTGATAATCTCTAACGGCTTTTGAAGTGTTTTAATAGGTGCCACCCATTCGGCGGTAGTATTATACTCATACTTTCCGGCCTTTTGGTCGTACGATTGCGAACGGTACCCGATTTTGAGGCCATTAAACATATATTCCTCTGCCAAATATATTTTTAGCTTGGAAGCTTCGCCGATATCAAACTGGTTTGCCTCCGTGTTAAACACATACCCCAGCTGCTCTAAGAATATTGCTTCCCCCAAACTATCTAATTGTTGGTTGCCCAATGAAGCACACAGCACGGTTGACATGGCCGTGTAAAAGTCTTTCAGGCTGGTTTTAATGGCTGGGCCGTAAGCAATAGTGAGTTTATTGCTGGGCTGCTGGCTATTGGTTTGGTAGCTATGAAAATATTGTTGGTAGTTAGCATCGCCGCTGGCACGGATGGCATCGCCGCTGCTAATAACCAAGTTAAGGTTATTCTGCAATAGCTGGCTGTTGGGCTGGTAGTTAAATACTTGGTCGGTGGTACTCGCAGCAAGGCAAATGTTTTTAACCAAAAGCCTGAACAAGTCCCACGCCGTCACCCCCCAAACAGTTGTTTGTTGAGCTTGTGAAGAAAACGTAAAGCTAAAAGCACCATCAGTAACAGCCATCGGGTGGCGCGTGTTGGTATGGACCAGTGTAAAAAATGCCTTTTCATTGGCGGCTAAATCAAAGGTTTTATCAAATGATATTATTTGGGGGCCTTTGATATAGTTGTTGTACGATAATACCACGGGCGCACGGGTGGCATCGCTCGTGTAAATAATCACGCTGCATATATCTCCTTCATCGGAATTATAGGGCCGCACATTTAATTGTCCTTTGCAACGGATGGTAGTTTTGGAGGTTTGGTAAAAAATATAGTTTCCTGCACCCCCTGCGCTGGCAATAGCCTGCGTTACTTGTGTCGCATTTACCGCCGTGGCAATAGCATCGTTATGCACCACCCCGTAATTGTCCCCCGTGTTTTCAGAAAAGAAGATTGGCAAAAACCATGCATCGGAATGCCCGGCATCGCCTGTAAGCTGCATAAA